CAGCACAGCACGCGATAGCGGTAGTCGGCGACGACCGATTTCATGGCGCGAGCAGCTCGACCAGTTCGACGTTGTTCAGCTGGCGATGATTCGGCGCCAGCTGGTCGACGTCGACGGTGGTGTCGAAGCGCACCGGGATGTCGAACTGACAGCCGCCGGTGATCACGTCGGCCGGGTAGCTCGGCGCCGGCGAGATCGTCACCCGGCCGGTGGTGGTGTCGACGCTCACGCCCGAGCTGAGCAGCACGCCGTTCTTGGCCACCACGACGGTGCCCGCCACCGGCTTGAAGATGGTCCTGAATGGCCGGCCGATCGCCAGACCGGCCTGGTCCTTGCCGTACTCCTTGCGCAACTGATAGACGCCGCTCGACACATAGAGCAGGGTCTGGTCGTCCTTGGTCGGCGCCGAGCGGCCATCCGCGGCGGTCGTAAAATCGTCCAGCGCTTTGACGCGAAAGCCCGAGAATTTGCCGTAGCAGCGGTCGTAGAGATTCTTGACCTTGGCGCCAACGTCGGCGCGGTCGGCGCGGTAGATCAGCCGGAAGCGGCGCACCGGGTACGGATGGACCAGCTTGCGGTACTCGCCGCCGCCAGCGGTGCGGGTGATCTGCACATCGTACTCATCGGCCCAGGACGAGCCGTAGGCGATCGCCGCCGAGATCCGCTGTTCGAGAAACTCAGCCATAGCGGCGTGCCCTGTCGAGCGCCGTCAGCGCCTCGCGCGCGCCCTGGCCAGCCGCCCGGCGCACCTCGCCGAGGTTGCCGCCAGCACCCGAGACATTGACCGTGATGTTCACTGCGGCTCCGCCCTCGCTGCGCACGCCGAGCCGGCCGCGCGCGTCGCGGGTCAGCGGCATCACCGCCTCCGGGCCAGCCTCGGCAAACACACCACCCTGGGCGAAGCGATGCAGGGTGTTGAAGGCGAACGGCGTCGGCCGATCCTGCACGGTGTTGGCGTAGCGGTGCAGGCTTGCCGCGCCGGAGAACACCGCACCGCTGGCGAACGAGGGCAGCGGAAGACCGCCGGCGGCGCCGACCGAACCAGGCAGCGGCCCGGAGCCGCCGCCACCGCCGAGCCACCCGAGAACTTTCCCGGCCAGGCCTCCCAGAACACCGCCGCCACTACTCCCGCCGCCGGCATCTTTACCGAAGAGCAACACCTTCAGCTCGATACGCGCCATGTCGGCGATGAATGATTTCGCCAGATCCGAAAAGTTCGCCTTGCCGGTGGTGATGAAGCTCATCAGCGCCACTTCCATCCCCTGAAAGCCGCGCGTGAACGCTTCCTCGACCTGGTCGGCGACGCTCCGCGAGCTGTCCAGGTAGCGGGTCAGCGCGCGCGACGCGCCGGTCTCCCACAGGCCGTTCAAGCGTTCCTGCTCGGCCTGCTGCCGCTTGACCTGGTCGATCTGTAGGCTCTCTGCCTCGCCGACGCGGACGATTGCCGCGCGGTAGGCTTCCAGCGCCTGCACGTCGTCGACCTCCAGCGTCGCCGCCTTCTGTGACAGCGCCTCGCGCGCCGCGTCGGCCGCTTCCTCGACCTTGCGCAGCGCCGCCGCCAACTCGCGCTGCGGAGCGGTCATCTGCTTCTCGTCGTAGATCGACAGCTGCCGCTGGTAGGTGTCCTCAAGATTCCCGACGGTGCGGTCCATCGCTACCTGCGCACGCTCCATCGCCTTGCGCTGACGGTCGGCGGCGGTTAGCTCGTGCATCTCCTGTGTCGCCTGCTGCTGCAGCTCGCGCAGCCGGGCGTCGCGCAGGCGGTCGGGGTCGGCGCCCCTGCTCCCGCCCCTGGCGGACTCCCGGGCGATCGCCGCGTCGAGGCTCGCCACCAGCTTGGCGCGCGCCTCGGCGAAGTGCGCCGGATTCTCGGCCGCCATGCCGGCCCACTGCTTGTCGAAAGCGGCCAGGTCGAGCGACTTCTTGAGCTTGGCGTCGCGGGTGGCCACTTCCTTGTTGAAGGCGTCGTAGAGTGCCAGGCGATCGCTTGCAAGACCTTCGAGGTGTTTCCTGGCGGCCTCGCGGGCGCCTTCCTTGTCGCGCAGGTTGATCTCGCCGGTAGCACCACGATTGTTGCGCGCGGCAATCGCCTCGGCGAGTTCCTGCTCGGCGATCTTCAGTTGATGGGAGGCGCTGAAGCGGTCCTTGAGGATGCCCGGCTCTTTCTCGGCCTCGCCACGCAGGCGGGCGATGTCGGCGGTCTTGCGATTGATCCAGCCGTCGTCGCGGACCACGCCTTTGCCGCTGTCCGAGCCGGTGCCACCCGCCCAGGCCGCAATGTCCTTGCCGACCGAAGCGGTGGCGATCGATAGCCGCTTGAGGGTGTTCCAGAAACCCTCGCCGTTGCGCGTCAGGCGCTCCATGTTGGCGGCCGCGGTACTCAGCGACTCGGCGATGCCGTCGATCATGCCCGGCGTGTCACCACCTGGCCCCGGCGCGGCCAGCGCCAGCTTGAAGCTCTGCCAGCCATTCTCCAGGCGGTTGAGCTGCGCCTGGAAGCTGTTCGCCGCGCGCTCGGCCGAAGCGCCGAAGGTTTTCTCCAGCTCGACGGCGAACCTGGGCAGGAAGTCGTCGGAGAGGACCTTGCCCTGTTCGAGCATCTTGCCCAGCTCGGCCGTCGATACGCCCATCGCCCGCGCCGCGATCTGGAACGCGCCGGGCAGACGCTCGCCAAGCTGGCCACGCAGCTCTTCGGCCTGCACCGTGCCCTTGCTCATGATCTGCTGAATGGCGGTGAGCGCGCCGCCGGTCTCGGCGGACGACAGCCCGAGCACCGTGCCGGCTTTGCTGACGGCCTCGAAGATTCCCCGGGTCTTGGCGCCTTCGAGGTTGGTGCCGACGGCTGCGGCCGAGAGCTTGCCGTAGGCGTCCGCGGTGCTCAGCAGCGCCGTTCCCAAGGCATTGGCGGTGCTCTTGACATAAGCCAGATTGGCCGCGCCGGCGCCGGCCGAGCCGAAGGCAAAGGCGTAGGTGTTCTTCAGCTTGTCGGCCTGTAGCGCAGCGTCCTTGTACGCCGCGCCGAGCGCGGCAACGCTGCCGATCACACCGCTGCCGATCAGCAGATTCTTGCCGATACTGGCCATCGAGGCGACCTTGGCCGACAAGCCGCCGACCTCGTCGGATATCCTGGCGACCCCACCCGCGGCCTGGCCGCCGGCCGCGGCCTCGGTGTTGACCCGCTTTAGAGCCTGCTGGATGCGCTGCGCGTCGGCGGTGGTCTGCGTCGCCCCGTCGAGGCGCACCCGCACCCGTAATTCGCTATCTTGACCCATACCCTGCCCCTAGAACGACTTGCCGCCGCGCCCGCTCAGCCACCTGAGCGCTTGTTGAGCACCTCCAGTGCCGCCGACTCCATCAGCCGCAGCGCGTCAAACAGCTCGCGGCGCCGGCGCTTTTTAACGCCAAGGAGATCGCAGACTGTCGGCAGCACCTCGTAGCGCAAGCCGATCACCCCGCCCATGCCGCCCACCGCCCACTGCGTCTGCAAGGCCGCGAACACCTCCACCGCCTGCCAGTGCTCGGGCCACACCTCGCAACCCTCGCCGTCGTCGAAGTCGCCGGGCTCGAAGCCCATCGCCAGCAGCCCGGCGTCCAGCGGCGCCTGGCACAGCGCCTGCGCCGCCGATGTCAGTTTCCCAGGCGGGACTCGAACAGCGCGCCGATGTAGGCGCCGATCAGGTCGCGGCCGGCCGCCGGGTAGGTATCGAGCATCCCGGCCAGCGCTTCGCGCGAGAAGGGCAGCGGCTGGTCATCGGCGTCGAGCACCTCGGACCAGCCGACCATCACCTCGCCCAGCGACACGAGGTGATCGACGCCCTCGCGCGCCTTGATCCAGGCCTGCATCCCGGCCTTGGTCTGGTAGCGCCACTCGACCTGGAAGACGCCCGGGTCGGTGGCGCCGGGGATGGTGATCCGGGCTTCGGCGGTGAACGTCGCCGGCGGATTGACGGTCTTGAACATCGCCGCCCCTTAGGTCGCGTAGCGCACGGGCTGCGCCGAGAAGGCCAGCGAGATCGGCGTCTTGAGCACGTCATTGCCGCCGATCTGGGGAACGCGGGCGATTGACCAGGTGGCGTTGGCGACCAGCTTGCTGCCGTTGCGGAAGGTGATGAGGAGGCCCACCGGGGTCTTGGCATTGTCGGCGGCGAGTACCGTGGCGTACCACGGCAGGGTGATGTCATCGTGGGTGATCAGGTTCAGGCGCTGCGGCGAGCGGATCGTCGGCGCCTCGCGGCTGTCCTCGTCGTCCACCTCGGTGAGGTCGATGAATTGCTGCTCGCCACCCGAGCTGCTGATACCGTCGGCGCGTACCTGCGAGAGGTTGGTCCAGCCGGTGGCCGCGGCGATGCGGCGGATCGAGCCGATGCCCTGGCCGGCCGGGAAATTCGCGGTCGCCACCGTGTTGATCCCTTCCAGCGTCACGTCGTTGGTGGCCACCGTCTTGGCGCGCACGATCCGCCCGTTGAGCCGGCCCCAGCCCGAGGTCAGTTCCAGATAGTCGCCAACCACGACGCCGTGCGACGCGCCGAGCGTGGCGACCGCCTCGGCGGCATTGGTCAGCGCCGACATGGTGACCGACGCGCCGTAGGTCGAGGCGATGGCGAAGATGGTGCCAGAGGTGAGAGTGCGCATGCGTGCTGCTCCTGTAGGTTAGGTGGTTGGCGGCTGAGGGGTGGGCGTCACGCGCCCTCGTCGTAATAGGCGGTGGTCCAGGTTTCCTGCCACCACATGTGACCGTCACGAAAAGCGGCCAGCGTGCTCTGGCGCCTGGCCAGCAACTCGTGCCCGGGGTCGCCGCTCCAGCCCAGCAGCGCCGCCCGGACCTGGCCGCGCAGCGCGTCCATATCGGTCTCGGCGGCCTCGCCGGTGGCGTCGGCGACATTGCGCACGACCAGCACGATGGCCAGGGTGACGCGCACCAGCTGTCCCTCGCCATCGTCCAGGTCGGTGTCGGTATCGCCCGCCTCGTCGACGGTGAAGACATAGGCGGCCGGCGTCGCCGGCGGGTTGTTCTCGGTGGCGCGCTGGAATCCGGCGGCGCCAGCGACCAGCTTGAACGCGGACACTTCGGCCAGCAGGCGGGCGATGATCGCGGCGATCATGATTCAACGCTGCTGGTGCGGGCAAAGACGCGCGGCTGCGTCTCGAACTCGACCGTGCGCGCGGTTGGCGACACGGCCAGCGCCGCGGCGCCTTCGAGCTGCGAACGGCCGGCGGCGATGTCGCGCAGGTAAGCGCGCGCATCCTCGTAGTCGCGCCGCGCCGCCTCGCCTGCCGCGTCGCCGAGCAGGCGGTAGCGGGCGATCACGCAGGCAATGCGCAGGATGCTGGCCGACACCGGCGAAACTGGCACGCTGTAGCGCACGCCCAGGTAGCTGTCGATCTCGGCGTCGGCGTCGGCCAGCGCGTTGTCGACGCCGAGCACCGGCAGCACGGTCTCGCGCTGGGCGACGTCCTGCGCGTAGCGCTGTTCGAGGTCGGTGCGGGTGGCGTACGGCATGGCTACTCGGCTTTCGCGCCGGAGGCCGGCCGCGACTTCTGCGCCGGCTCTTCGATGGCGCCGACCGCCAGCAGCTGCGGCGCCTGCGTCTTGTCGTCCAGCTCGATCGGGTCGCCGGCGGCGTAGGGCTCGCCGTCGTGGTTGATCGTGGTCAGCGCGGTGTAGGTTTTCTTGGCCATGGTTGCCTCGTGAAATGGCTTGGTGCGGCTGCAGGGCGCGGGCGTGGTGCCCGCGCCAATCAGGATCAATCAGGATCAATCAGGATCAGAAAAGATCAGGCGACCGCGTTCTGGAACCAGTAGCCCAGGTCGGTAGCGCACACCACTTCCTTGACCCGCTCGCCGGCGCGAACCCGCTGCGAGCCGGTCAGGCCGATCGTCGGCGCGTCGATGGTGCCGGCGACCCGGCCACCCGCCTCGGCGGTGAAGCCGAAGGTGACGCCGGCCTGCGGCCCCGCGGCGCGGTCGCGATACAGGAACGCCGCGTGCTTGCCCCAGACCCGAGCCAGCGACACCGACTGCCCCTTCTTGGCGCTGTTCGCGAAGCCGGCGCCGACCAGCACTTCCTGCAGCTCGAAGAAGTCTGCAAACTCCATCCGGGAGACCATGCCGGCGCCCTGCGCAGTGCCCTTGATCGCCTGCACCAGCTTCGGGTGCCGGCGGGTCTTGGTCCACGCGGCCTGGCCGAAGACCGCGATGTTCGGGCGCATCACCGGAACGTCGAGCGCGTCGCCGATCGCCGACACCGGGTTGGAGTTGGTCTCGTCGGACCATTGCGAGGTGCCCGAGAGCGTCGCCTGGTTGCCGCCCGCGTAGCTGTTGGTGTTGAACACCAGGTTGGCAACGCGCTGCTCGCGGGCCAGATTGATCAGGTTGGCCAGGTAAGCGACGGCCATGCCCAACGGATCGATGCCCTGATTGTCGTCGGTAATGTCTTCGTTCGGCACCAGGTC